ATTCCAGCAGGGCTTGAAGATGATTTCAAAAACTTGACACCGTGTATGCCAGTTTCCTGCACAATTTGCGCCAATTGGGACCTAGCGGATTGATCAATATCTTTTATTTTTTTAAGCATTTAACTACCCCTCCGTCATGCCCATGTCTCGATTTCAAGCACCTGGCTTGCCTCTGAGCAAGCAAAGTACAAGGTCTTGCCGATCAAGTTCAAGCCTTCTGCAACCCACTCCTGCGCACCGTTAAACGACTGGTACGGGCTGACAGGTGTTGCAACCTTGCCAGTGACCCACGCCCTTCTGACGGTCACACCCTCGTCCTGCGAACGTAGATGAACTTCGATTTTCTTTGTGCCTTCAGGGACCGTGAAAGAGTATTCCGTGTCGGCATTGGTGATGTTTACCTCTGCCAGTGTGCCAGTGTAGAGGGTTTCAGATGGTGCTGTGTTTGGTGTTCCAGGATAATTTGTCATTGTTTCGTCCTTTCGTTACAGCTGTGTGCGCTTAAATGTTGTTGCTTTATATTGCAAGTTTTTACACCTATTCCAACTACTATCTCCAGATACCACTCGCAGTTTATAGCCATACTCATACGCGCCGCCAAGCACCACAATGCCGTTGATCATGACGCCGGCAATTGTTTCCGGATTTCCGCTGATATTTTGTTTGGCGCCATAGCTAATAGCGTCCCCGTCGATATCTGCATATCGATAGTACGATAAAAAAACATCGCCAATGGTATAGCAAATCAGACACCTGTCCGAAGCGATCTTGATAATGCTAAGATCAAACACCTGCTCAGACTCAAACTGGCAAGCGATACCAAAACTGATCGCTGTTCCGCTAATCGTTGCGATTAATGCCTCTGACGAGCTTATTGCTTCTCCACCGTCAATATAGTAATTGTGATTGCCAATCATCGCATGGGTTGAGTCTATTGCACAAACGGTTGTTTCAAGCACATCATTGCTGCTGTATGTGTATTCACTGCCGAAGGTGATTGCGCTGCCGCTTACAGTGCCAACAATGGCCGTGCCAATGTGACTCAAGGTGTCAGAATACGAAATGATAAAAGCTGATGAGCTAAGAGTATCTATGTCAGATCGATCAAAATAACTGCCCGTGAATGTTTTTTCTCTTCCGTAGCTTATTGAGGATCCGCTAATCGTTGCAACTCTTGCCCGGCCGGAAGACGAGTATCGATACGTGATGATGGCATGGGTTGAATCCAGGGGGGCGACCTTCACTTCTCCTGTCGACCCAGATCGAAATGAATACTCCGATCCAAAACTTATCTCAGACCCGCTTATTGTGGCAATCTTGGCATAGCCAGCGCTGTTATATGCAGCGTAGGTTATGATTGCATGAGTGCTGTCTAAAATTGCCACTTGCAAAGATTGAGAGGCAGACGATTTGACAGTATAGGCATTGCCAAACACGACAGAATTGCCAGCCATCGTTGCTATGACAGCTCGTGTTTCTCCAGAATCGTCGTCTGTATAAACAATAATGAAATGGCTGTCGTCAATTCTGGCCATATCGACGACATAAGCATGAGCGTCAACAAAATCAATCGGGCTACCTATACCGCCAATTTTTTGCCATGCGCTCATGACCCGCTTATATGTCGTGTCCTTGCGATATACTCCCATATCAATGCACCCATGTAGATCCGGTTGAGATAAACTCTACCGACTGCCCGGCCGTCAGCGTGACGGTTGTCATGCCCGTGTACTGGACCGTAATTGAATTGATACCATCCACATTAAATATTTTTCTCATCATGCCAGGCTGCGTAGCGTCCGGGAGCGTGATGTCTGTCCCTGATCCTGATGCAAAGATGACCTCTGGACCATCAACAGCAAGAGCCGTGTCCGTATTGACTGTGTCCGTGTCATACCGCGAATAGTTATTGGTATCAATCCAGACCGCACCATCTTCTGCATCCGGCTCATCGTCTTGCACATATACAGCCAAAACCCCGCTGTCGCCCAACTGGATTTCATCGACGTACAGCTTTCCCCAGTGATGATCAGCATCACCAAGATAAGGCTTTGCCCCGCTTTCTGCCTCTATTGGGATGGCATAGGCGTAATGATAAGTCGTGTCGTCAAACCGTGCCCGACCCTCGACCGTCAGTGTTATATCCTCGGTCGAATCAGCCGGGTGGATTGTGAGATATTGCGCTGCCAGACCGTTCTCGACACTGTAGGTCAGGTCGCCATCCGCGAATGAAAAGCTGCCGTCATCGAGGTTGATGCTTGTGTACCCATCCACATCAGACAGGATGCCAGTGATGATCCACTCCGCAGTCAATCCAATCGCTGCAATGTTTTTCATAACCATGTTGCCTGATGCTGTATAGCCAGATTCCCAGACCGTTGTCTCGTCATCACCGGTGTATTCATCGGTCCAGGCAAAAGCATCAAGTGTCTTTTTATAGACGACGCTCGACTCTGCCAGCAAAGCACTGTCATGGGTGTAGACGATCTTGGCTCCTTCGTTTTCCGGATCATCAATAACGGTCGTGTAGAAGCCATGAGCATTAGCAAGCACTTCGTTTAGCTGAATGGTTGCTTGCATATAAGGTGTAAGGTCAGGAGTCGTTTCAGATGCTATTTTCTTGATGATCAGCGCTTGCTTTTTGGTGAACTGCCCGACAGACGCCCAACCCTTACGGGTGACTGATTCACCGACCGCCTCTATTGTGGATAGCCCATTCAGCACATATTTGTGTTTCATTGGATATGAGTAGACTGTTTCGCTGGATGCGTCAGTGATGGTCAGCTTGTCGCCCGGCCAGACGTGCGGCAGACAACATGTCGTGAAAACAAACGGTGTGTATTCAAACCCGCAAACTTTATCCAGGACATTTGCCAGGACAGTGGCTGCATCGTCAGGATCGAGCAGTTGATTGCCCTCGATGACGATTGCATAATCAGCAGTTGGCTCTGGATAGGTCACCGACGTAATCAGAGTGTCCGTGTCGTCGTCCCTGTAGACCAGCCCGGTAATCACTATGCTGTTCTCGTCCATCTGATAGCCGTCTCTACGACGCTCAGACGATGTGATGCCTATTGCTGTTGATCCCTGAGACTCACCATACCATGTCAGCCGCAATTCTCCGTTCCAGTCAAGCCAGGCGTTACACCCTGCGAGTTCTGCGATCCATGACACGATCTGGCGCCATGTGATATCAGCCGTGTCCTCAATCACAGGGCATGTGTATGTGCTGTTGGTAAAACTAGATGTGTACAGCGTGACTCCGCACGCCGTGCAAGCCTGTGCCAGCAGCACAGCCAGCGTGACACCACCAAGGCTTGTGCCAGACCACAGCTTATCAAACTTCGCCATGTAGTCCAACGCTCTGATGGTCATGATCGTCAGCTTGCGCGGAATCTCATCAACAATGAACTTCCCAACAGTCAATGACTCTGCGCCGACTGCTATGGTTACGGTCAGAACGGCTCCCTCGAAACGATAGGAGTCAAATCGTCTGTCAAAATTATCCAGGCTGAAAATCAGCTCTGAGCACTGAACATTGCCAAGCTCAATGTTGGATCCAGACACACATCCACGCTCAAGCGAAAACGAGCTCATGATGATGTCGCTTTGTGTGAGAGTCAGATTCCCATCAAGACCGCTGCACGCAATCGTTACGCCAACAAGATGCCCCTGTTTGAAGATATCCAAAGCCGTTGCGCTGATCGTTTGCATTAGTTTATCCCCTGCTGTTTCAGTGTCAGGCTGATTTCATCCCACAGCCCTGTCAAGACATTCAGCAGTGGCGCCGTCCGTGCTTCAATCACAAATGTTTTAGTCGATGAGCCTCCGGCCTTTGGGTTTAGAAATGCAACTGACACATACTCATGGTCAAATGCAGCCAATACAACCGCCGCCTCTGCAGTTGTCAGACCGGACCACCCTGCATTCAAGGTGATCCGTTGGCCTAACTTCATTCGGTTGGTCACGCCAGCCTCGTTCTCACCCGATGATGACGATAGTACATCTTCATACATCACTTCAAATTTTGACAAATTTGCGAACGAAGTAACTGCGGATCCAGTTGGAGTGCCAGCATAGTTGACCGGTGTTATTGATGTGATAGCAGATGCCATTTTATACCTCCGCAGTCAGGATCACTCGACCGGCTTTCTGGTTCATGCGTTTGATTTCTTTCACGGTTTGATTGAACACGCCATCAAGGTATAAGTGGATTGTCGTTGATCCGTCCGTTGCCTGTTTCGGTCCGCTTATATTGGCTACGATATTGGCTGTGGCAGCATTCAGGTCGTTCACCAGTTGGCTGTTCCTGGCTGACGTTTCCTTGTTGGTCGTCACATTGACAGCAGTGGCAAACTCACTCGGAACAGCGTCCTGCATTTGTTTAGTGACGTTTGCCATTTCATTGTCAAAACCAATCCCAAGCCCGAGGGCGAGGTTTTTACCAATGATGTCACGAAACACCGTAGATGGCGACTCGATGCCAAGGAACCCCTTGAACTTGCTAACCAGGTTTGATGCAACCTTGCTGATTGTCTCTCCTATCGCCTTGACACCGGCCACAAGACCTTCTGCAATGCCCTTGAGGATATCAACGCCGATCTGTCCCCAGTCCTGCTCAAACAAGCCGTTGATGATCGCATTGATAATTTCAGGCAATGCCAGGATAATAGCGGGAATAGCTTGAGGCAGTCCTTTGGCGAGCGCAACAATTAATGCAATACCAGCTGTAATCAGTGCTGGTAAATTGTCAGTTAACCCCTTCACAATCACGGGAATCAGAGCGACAACCGTATCAATCAATTGCGGGATTGCGTTTGTGATGCCGTTGATCAATCCAATCAGAATTTCAAATCCGGCTGTGATGATTGTTGGCAAATTAGCAATCAGCATATCGCCAACTTGCTGGATCATTCCTGGCAGCATGTCCAACAGCTGCGGTAGAACAAGATTGATGCCGTCGAGCAGGCCCATGAATAGTATGATTGCGCCCTGAATGATCATCGGTACTAAGGTTGGAACAAAATCAACCAGGCCATTGATAAGGTCAGTGAATCCGGTTAGCAGCGTTGGCAGAACATCACTGATCAGGCTCGGCAATATGTTTGTAATTGCCCCTAGAACAGCAAATATTATTGCATTGAACCCGGCGATGTATTGAGGCAAATTACTCGATAGGCTTGAGATAACGCCTGTCAGACCATCGGTCAGGCTCTTTCGCAACTGAACTTCGCCCTCTCGCAGCCCATCGCCGGAAAATATTTTTGCGATAGACCCTGTAATGTTTGGCAACTCTGAATTGATAACTCCAACAACATCCCCAAGCTGCCCAGCGAACACCCCACCAAGAATATTGCCTGAAGCGCTTGCAGTTGCTTGCATTTGGTCGATGCCATCACGAAACGCATTCAAGTCATCGAGCGCATCCTGTGACATGATCATGCCTGACTTTTCTGCTTCGTCACCGATTTTTTTCAGGGCATCAGCACCGCCAAGGATCAACGGATTCAGGTCTTGAGCGGATTTCCCGAAAAGCTCCATCGCTAGTGCGTCACGCTCAGTTTCATTCGACATTTTGCCAAGAGCTGTAATGGCGTCATTGAAAACATCTTCGTTGTCGCGAAGATTTCCGTTCGCGTCACGAACCTGAACACCAAGTCTCGAAAAGGCTTCGCCAGTTCCCTTGGTTGGGTCCGTAGCCGAGGCCATGTTTCTTGTAAGCTTGGCCATTGATCCAGTCAGCGTTTCCAAAGGAACATCAATCTGCTCGGAGGCAAACTGGAACTTCTGGATCTCTTCCGTAGAAAGACCGGTCTGTTTGGAAATCGTGTTGATGTCATCCGCTGCCGTAGCTGCCTTTACAGCCATGCCAACCGCAGCCCCGCCAGCAGCCGTCACAGCCCCTGTATAGACGCCGAAAGCCTTGCCAGCCACATCTACCGCAGCACCAACGGTCTTTACTCCGGCGACACCAACGGACCCAATGCCTTGAGCTGCCTTCCCTACTTTCTGCAACCCGGTCGAGACAGGAGCAAGCTTGTCCAACACATCTTGAACTTTTGCCTTGACACCTTCAAAAGCCGTTCCAATTACAGATACATTCTTTTTCTGATCTTTCAGACTTGACAGCTTGGATTTTGTTGCTTCAAGCTCTCTCTGAAATGCCCTGTACTGTCCGGCATCGATGGCGCCAGAATTAAACTGTGCAGATACTTGTTTTTGAGCGGATTGGAGTTGTTTCAGTTTATCGGATGTAGCAGCGATTTCATCTTTCAGAATCTGCGCTTTCTGTTTGGTCAGCGTGATGTTGTTTGGGTCGAACTTCAAAGCCTTATTGACTTCGTTCAGTTCCTTTTGCAATCCATTCGCTGTTTGGTTGACATTTTTCAGCGCTTTGTCGAGCGGTGCGGTGTTTCCACCGATTTCAACAGTGATGCCTTTAATTCCTGCCATTCTTTTTTCGCCGCCCTTTCACGCCGTATTTGTCTCTTAACGCCCCTCGATCCGGGTTGGTCTGCTCCATCAACCAGCATTTTTCAAGATATTCCTGCCCGCTCTCCGTCTGCTGGAGCGCATAAATATAAGCATCCCTTCGATACAAGAGATACTCATCTAGTGGGAGGTCACCTATTTGGTGGATGTTCAGGCCAGTGTGATCATGGACAAGTCTTTCCCACACTGTTGTTACAATAAACTTTTGATCGTCCTGATCTTCTCCAGGTATCGAAGGGATTTTCAGTTTGGGTCGTTGGCTGCTCCAGATGCAAACTGCATGTATGCTGTATAGAGTGTCCCAATATCTTCAAAATCAAGAAGATCACTCAGATAATCAACAGTGATTTCGATATGATTTAGGTTGTTCGACATGATGATTGCAAGCAGTTCATAGACTTCTTTGATCGTCTGCATGTCATCCATTTGCAGTGTAGATATCCGATCCCGGATACCCACCAGCGCATCAAAGACCCGCTTGGTGGGCATCCTGAGCATCAGAGATTTGTTGTCGATCAAATTGATAGCCATGAAGCGCTTTGCTGACTTGGTAAAGTCAAGCATGCGGCCTCCTTATGCCTTGGATACGACAGTGGTCTTGCCGCCAGCCTGAGCCAGGTCATCTTCATCGATTTCGCAGATGGCAATTTCGTTGCCGGTCGTGGCAGTGATGTCGTCAGTTCCGTTCCATGCGGTCCAGCCGGTTGTGAGCTCATCGCCAAACGCCGGTAGCATGACGGAAGCGTCTGTTTTGTAGACATAGGTGCAACCACTTGTAAGAGTCGGTGCAACTGTGATAGCCGTCTTGCCGGACGTAGCGCCAGCCACAGACGTGACAACGAGCGGATCCAGAGCGATTTCTTCCTCATACAGGACCAACGTACCTTCGTCGTCCTGCGGAACTGCCTTGAACTCGACATCAAGCACGGTTTCTTTGTCTTTGGCAAACGCGAATGAAAATCCGGTCGTGTTCGAGCCAACAATGGTGATTCGGATGTCGCCATCAGCAGTATCTTCATGAACAAAACGTAGCACATAGCTGTCATTGTTCTGGTTGACGATGCCGCCGAATTTTACTGTTCGCTTGGTGCCGGTTTCAGTGACGCGGGCAGTCGCGCAGAGTTTCGCAAGCGTGCGGCCATTCCAGGTCATGACGCCGGACTTCAGTGTGACATCTTCCTTGGTCATGATGATTTTCTTGGCAAGGCCGAGATCGTCAGAAGTGTCATAGTATTCAGGCTTGTACTCGAGCGTAGCACCGCCCTGAATCAAACCCAAAAGGTTTTGGTCAACTTCCAGCACATTGTCAGCCGGAATTGCAGCGCCGTCCCAGACCTGGATATAAAGCTTGCCAGAGCCAAGGACGATCTTTTCTTTTGCAGTCGCCATGTTTATTTCCTTTCTGTTAATGCAAATGAGAACACAGTCTGATAGAACTTTTCGCTATCAATCCATGTCCGTGTTTTGGTGTGTTCTACAGGCAGTGCGTCCAGCAAAGCCTCTATCTTGGCTTCGTTGGCCGTATCAATGGATTCCGAATACAGCTCGATGTCTATTTCACGATCGACAATCAAATTGGCCATGTCCCCGCCGCGAGAAGTAACTTCTTGCGTGAACAGGATGTATGGCAGCTCTGGCGGCACTTTGAAGTGATCTTCTTTGACAGGCAAGCCGATTGCGGCCAGCCAGCTACTTAGAGTTAGCACGTGCAATCGCCTCCTGCGCTACTTCATCCATGCGTTTCTGCGCTAGATCTTCGCCATATTTAATGTGAGGATATGCCCTTGTTCGTCCTCCGCCTCTAAGCGCGTGACCCTTCTCCAGCAAATGCGTCAGACGAAAATGAGGGGCTTTGACGTACCAGGTTTTTACTTTTGAAAACCGGCCATCAACAGTTGTTTTCAAACTCATTGATTTGACATAATCTCCTGTTGGCTGGTTAAAGGAAACGTGAGTCTTGATTTCCTCAACAACTTCCTTTGCTACTTTGTCTACCGCGTTTTTCACTTCGGTTGCCACTGCATCGGAATAATCTTGCAGTTGTTTGGCCAGTTCAGCCGCAAAAAAATCAATCTTAACGCCCATGTCTGACCACCGTCCTGAACTTGAGCCATTTGTTTTGAAACATGAAGTTGTCTGGTGGAGCGATGACGTCATACGTCAAGCTGCGAAAGATAATCCTCGTCGTACGCGGATCCAAGGCGGCAAAATCATCTGAGTATCGAATTTCAAACTCGACCTGATTTCGTGTTTGCTCAGCTCCACCTACAGTTGATTCAGACCCAATTGCGCTATTGGCTTTGGCTTTGCAGTTCGCCAGCTTCTCCCACTCTTCACTTGAATTCAAAATCTGAATTTCAATTAAATGTTCCAAGTCATAGGCGTTCATAGAATCCCACCATCCACCAACGAAGTTTTGAGATGGATCATAAGGTAGGTGATTCTGCGGTCCATGATTTCGGTTGATATGCCATCCCATGCTTGGATAAGCATCAGCTTGGCCAACTCAATCGCATTGGGATCCGGATCAGACCCATCTGTCGGGGCAGTGTAGCCACTGCCCCGCTCGATTGATTTTTCAACTGACTGTATTTTGGCAGTCAGCTCAGCCTCATCGACCGAATCCTCATATTCCTTGAGGACAAGGATTGCGGTTTCAATACTGAGGATCACGGTCTTACCTCCGATCAGATGGTCAGTTCAATGTCAACGGCAGTGCCATTCAGCGAGCTGTTGAGGGTGACGCCGTTCGATTCAAGAGCGGCCGAGCTGACGGTAACAGTTGGCACTGTGCCTTCCTTTGCTTTGTTCAAATAGGCCGCCTGGACTGTGTTGCGGTCCAGCTTGGCCGGAAGACCAATTTTGCTACCAAAACCGAGCGCCGTTGTGGCGCCGGTCCCATCATGAGCAGGAATTGTGATTTTGGTGACAGTGGCAAAAATCTTGGAACCAGTCACAATTCCAGCGGTATCAACCGTGAAAGCCGGAAGGTCTTCACTGATCGCTTCGCCTGCCATGTTGGTTCCTTCAACTGTGACCTGGATTGCTTTGATATCACCCGCGGTGCCACCAGCTGTTGCAGTGATGTTTCTGGGGAACGGTGGATTTGTGATGCCAGTGGTTATCTCCTGCTCTTCACCGGTATCCGTGACAGCAGCGTGAACCCCGGTTGCCGAGGCTGCAGCCGCTTGGGCTGCAGTCAGGGACAATGTCACGGGTACCCGGGCATCCAGCTGGTAATCTGGTGCATCCGTCTTGACATTGATGCCAGACGAATTAAACGGTTTTCTGGTCATGTCCTACCTCCGTTTCTCAGACGACTTTGATTTCGCGTTTGACGACAGCAGCGGGATCAAACCTAACAGCGTCCAGCCTGGTGATACCACGAACTTCGATTGCATACCGAGACCAGGCATTCCCGCCAACGTCTGTGCTGGCCATCTCCAGCGGATTGCGACGGAACAGGGTGCCATACTGCTTAAAATCACCGACATAGACCGGTGCCAGTGTGTCGCTGCCGCTGGTGCGGTTTGCCAGCATGGCATCACTGAGCATGATAACGGGCTTGCCCTTGAAGCTCATGCCAGTGCTTGCGGTCGGATCAGGCTGGAGAATCGGACGGCCAACGGCATCTTCAAGACCATCCAGGACCGCAAAGCCGGACTGATTGGTGATGATCGAAGCACCGGCAGCAATGTTCGGGTCCAGAGACTTGTTGAGCACAGTTTTGAGCCCAGTCACTTCACTGCCGGAAGTGAGCGTGGTCGGGCTCAGCGTGGCCAGCAGGGTCTTGAGAAGGGTGTTTTCGGTGATCGCCTGCTTCTTGCCAAACCAACGGGCGAGGTAGGCGAACAGACCAGCGGTTTCATCAGCTGCCAGCTCTTTCGACACTGGCACGATGAGGCCATAGGTATCGAGCGAATAGCTGATCTTGCTGAACAGCGGTTGATCATCCTGGGGAACGCCGTTAGAGTGGACCTCACCGGACAGCTGTGTGAAGCCAGTCGTCGGAGCGGTGTCCATCGGTCGCCAGCCAGTTGCAGCGGTGACATTCTCAGAATTGAAATAGTTGGCCAGGCTGATCAGCTGGCGCTGCTGTTCTGAGATCATGGTCTGGATATCAACCGGGACCAGGAACCCACCGTCTTCACCGGCTGGAGAGCCTCCGCCAATGGTAAGAGCAGCGAGAAGCGGCTTGACCTGTTCGATGCCAACCGCGTTCTTCGGGGTGATGCCGTTTGCGATTGCATACGCGAAAGCCCTGGCATATTCCTTTTCAGAGCGGATCGATTGAGATTTGCTCATGAGAATGTCTTCCTTTGCTTTGTTGGCCAGGATGTCTTTTTCGGAGACTCCGAAGCGGTTTTCCTCATCCTCGATAGCCTGAAGAGCACTGATTTCTTCGTTCAGCGCTTTGATTTCGACCATCTTGGCATCATAGGCAGCTTTGTCCTTGGAATCGAGTGCAGCGGTTGCCGCAGCGATCAGGCCGGCCCGGGCGTGTTTCAATTCATAAATTTTCTTCATTCTTTGTTTCTCCTTTCAGAAACGCACATTTTCTATGTCAAGCAGGGCTCGGCCCTTGTCTTGCCAATCACATTCCGGACTCTGTCCGGGTGTCTGTTCTGCATTGGCCAGCTCGTAAGCTTTCCGCAGCTGTTCGATGTTCATGTTTTTAGCCGATGCAAAAATCCGCATGGACGAATCATGCATTGCTTTAACAACCTGTCCTGGCACCTCGCCAAAGAGAATCTCATCAGCAAAGCCGTTTTCAAGCGCCTTTCCTGCGTCCATCCATGTCGAAGCATCCATCATCGCCTGCAACTCTTCTCGGCTTTTCCCCGTTTTTTCGGCATAGGCGTTGATCTGAACATCATTTGCTGTTTTCAGCATTTCGGCGGCTGATTCCATTTCGCGATAATCGCCTTCGCCATAGGACCATGCGTTGTGGATCATCATCATGGCCACTGGGCTCATTTTGACCGTTTTCCCCCCCATGGCTGCCACCGATGCGGCGGATGCAGCTAGACCATCCACGATGACAGTCACATTACCGTGCTCGCGCATCATGGTGTAAATACTTGAAGCCGCTGTCAGTTCGCCTCCGGTGCTGTCAATCCTGATCGTTGCATCGCTGTTAGCAGTCAGATACTCTCTGACTTTTTTCGGGCTCACAGCAGGCATTCCAAACCAGTCATACACCATCTGATCACCGTCATTGACGACGGGACCATTGAAAAGAAATTCATTCACTTAGCGGTTCCTCCTTTCTGAGCGATTAACGTGTCGAAATATTCGCCCATTTTTTCAAGCGGTACGCTATTTAGCGGTGCTATTCTAGTGTCACCACCTGGCACTTCTGGCAGGTCTTCAAATCCTAGGATGTCATTGACTGAATAGGCGCCATTGTTTCTCATGTCCGTATACCACTTGCCACGCGCGTTCATATCGCCACGAAGTTCGGCGTTCATATTCACTCTGACCTCAAGACCCTTTCTGATCTCTGAATCAAATAGCAACTTAAACGTGTACTCCTCTTCATATTGCGTGACTGAAGGGTGCAGACCTGACACAACATACTCGATGGCGTTCTGTTCATTCGACGAATAGCTTTGCTTGCCAGCCTGCAGCTTGTAGAGTGGTACGTTGAAAAATCTGGCGATGTCTTCAATCCCAACGGTTTTTGATTCAATGAATTGAGCATCCTTTTGACTCATCGATATTTGCTGATACTTGATTCCATTGTCGAGGACTGCGATCTTGAAGGCGTTATCCACACCGGAATAGATTGAATTCCATTCGGTTCGAATCTTTTCCTTGGCGTCTTTATTCAGATCAGTATGTTCCACAGCTAGGATTCCAGACGGCCTTGCATTCTGGGTGTAAAACTTGCCTTCGAACTGCTGCTGGGCTCTGGCGTTGTCGATGATCTCCGAAGCCCTGGACAGAACTGAGAT